TAGTAATGAGATTTACTGCGGGTGTTCAGTATGGTATTATCGACGATATCGTAACATACGGAATTACCAACTCTGCTAACTAATAAATAGAATTTTAATCTAAGAGGGTGGGTAAGCCGAAAAGCCTACCTACCCTTTTTTAATACCTTATAATATGGCTTGCGATTTAACTAGAGGGCGTAAAGAGGCTTGTTTAGATTCTACGGGAGGCATCAAGACAGTTTATTTTATAGACTATGGGGATCTAGGTACGATCACCAAAACTGATGACGAAATTACGGATTTAGGCGGGACTTTTGTCGCTTATAAATATGAACTAAAGGGAGCGAATTCTTTCGAGACTACGATCAATAGTTCACGAGAAAATGGAACTACTTTCTTTGAGCAATCTTTGACTATCCAATTAAAAGGATTATCTAAAGAGGATCACAAGGAAATTAGACTAATGGCTTATGGAAGACCTCACATTTGTGTTGTTGACTATAATGATAATGCTATGCTGATGGGAGAAGAGCAAGGATGTGATGTAACTGCGGGTACTGTTTCTACGGGAACTGCACTTGGCGATTTTAATGGTTACTCATTAACCTTTACTGCTCAGGAGACTAATGCACCTGCATTTATTGCATCTCCTACTGTGGCAGATCCTTTCGATGGAATGAGTTCAGCTACTGTAACAATTACCGAAGGAGCATAATAATGTTTTTTCATTTGAGAAGAGGAGGGCATTTCGCCCTCTTTTTTTTGCAATAATAATATTACCTTGCGTTATATTGATATGAAAGTTCTAACTACTAGTTCATCTGAGCAAACATTCAAGGTTGTACCAAGAGAATACGAAACATCTACTACATTAGAGATTAGAGATGAAAGCCTAAATACAAGCGTAAGTTATAGTACGACTAATACAGTTGTTGGGGATTATTTAAATATACCCGTGACCCTATCTCTAAACGAAGGGAAATTTTACGAAATGACTCTTAAAAAAACTGATGGAACTATAATTTATAGAGATAAAATATTTTGCACGGATCAGGGGATCGACCAATCTCAGGATGAAACCTATTCCGTTAATAACAGTATCTACACAAATGATACAAGCTACGATGACGAATTTGTAATTATATGAAAGACATAAGCATAGTAAATTTAAGCAATTACTCAACACCTAAAGTACAAGAGTATCGAAACAAGGATTGGGTATCCTATGGGGAGGATAATGATTATTTTAGTTATTTAATAGATCGATACAATGGAAGTCCTACGAATAATGCTATTATAAATGGCGTTAGTGATATGATCTACGGAAAGGGTTTAGATGCTACGGATAGTAACAGAAAGCCTGAAGAGTATGCTAAAATGAAATCTTTATTTACTAAAGAATGCGTACGTAAATTGGTTTATGACCTTAAATTGATGGGTCAATGCTCTATGCAAGTAATATATTCAAAAGATCGAAAAACAGTTGCTAGAGTAGAACACTTTCCAATAGAAACCCTAAGAGCAGAAAAAGCTGATGAAAAGGGAAATTGCAATGCGTATTATTACCATTCAGATTGGACAAAAATAAAGCCTAATGATAAGCCTAAAAGAATACCTGCATTTGGTAAATCTAAAGAAAGTATTGAGATATTCGTAATAAAACCTTACAGAGCGGGATACTATTATTTTTCGCCTGTAGATTATCAAGGAGGATTACAGTATGCAGAATTAGAAGAAGAAATTGCAAACTATCATATTAACAACATTAAAAATGGTTTAGCACCATCGATGTTAATTAATTTTAATAATGGAGTGCCTAATGACGAAGAGAGGGAATTAATTGAAAGGAGGATCTACGATAAATTCTCAGGAACATCTAACTCAGGAAAATTTATTTTATCTTTTAATGATAGCTCAGAAACATCAGCCTCTATTGATCCCGTAATATTATCCGATGCACACAACCAATATGAATTCCTTTCTACAGAATCTTCAAAAAAGATACTCGTTAGTCACAGGATCGTCAGCCCTATGCTATTTGGTATTAAAGACCAAACGGGATTAGGTAATAATGCAGATGAATTAAAAACTGCATCTATACTAACAGACAATGTAGTTATTAGACCATTTCAGGATTTACTAATCGATGCGTTCGATCAGGTATTAGCTATTAATGGGATTAGTTTAAATCTATATTTTAAAACACTACAACCTCTAGAGTTTACTGAAATAGATTCAGACGTAGACAAAGAAACTAAGGAAGAGGAAACAGGAGTAAAAGAGGAACTTAGTAAAGCACCTTTTTTAGAAGATGAAATCGCAGGAGAGTGGCTAGATCATTTAGAGGATTTAGGAGAGGACGAAGATGAGGATTACGAACTAATAGATAGTGAGATCCTAGAGGACGAAGAGCCTGAGGAGTTTGACGTAGAGGAATATTTAAATGGATTAAAATTATCTGCAAATAAAGATTCAGAAATCGACACTAAATTATTTAAGGTGCGTTATAAATATGTGAAGGGGACAAAGAAAAAACCTAAAGGGGATTCTAGATTATTTTGCTCTCGTATGTTAAGAATTGGAAAGCTATATCGCAAAGAGGACATAATCTCAATGGAAAAAAAGGGAGTAAATAAAGAGCAAGGACATAAAGGAAAGGCATACTCAATTTTTAGGTTTAAAGGGGGCGTAAACTGTTTTCATAGATGGGAGAGAAGAGTCTATAAAAAAAGATTAAAAACCAACGGAGAGCCTTGGGGGGGAGATGCGTTATTCGGGACTAGATTTAAAAACGTAAATCAGGCAGTGCGTGAGGGTTTAAAGTTACCATCACAACCTAAGGAAGTATCGATCGCACCCATTGATATGGAAAACAGAGGACATCACCCAAATTATAAAGGATAATGGCAACAGCACTATTTATTAAGAGATCGGATTTAGTTCGAAGCACAATTTTAGATGGAAACGTAGACACAGATGATTTTATTCATTATGTAAAAGTTGCTCAGGAAATTCACGTTAAGAATTACGTAGGTAGTAAATTGTATGATAAGATCTCTGCTGATATAATTGCAAGTTCTCTGAGCGGTGCTTATTTAACTCTAGTGAATGACTATTTACAGGATATGCTGATCAATTTCGCAATGGTAGAATATTTACCATTCGCAGGGTATAAGATCAAAAATGGCGGGATATTTAAAAGAACTGCAGAAAATGCAGAAGTACCTTCAAAAAATGAAATTAATTTTCTAGTAACAAAATACCAAGATCGAGCAGAATATTACACAAGACGTATGATTGATTACGTTACATTTAATATAAGCAGCTATCCTGAGTATAACACAAATAATAACGAGGATGTATATCCTGACAAAGATTCACTATTCCACGGATGGGTACTTTAAAAAGATACAAACCTAAAAACAAAAATATAGTAAAGTTAAAAAACTATATTAAGAAAAAAGAAAAAGAGAGAAATGGCAAATAGCATAGATTGGGGAAAGATTTATTGCGAGATGATAACTAACAAGGGGTTCGGATTAGACGAAACCTATACTGTTGGTTTATCTATTCACGATGCTTCTGCTCCCGTTTGTTGGGCAGATTCAGGATTAATACCTGCACTATCAGTTGACACAAATACAATCAAAGTCGATTCTACGTTATTTACTTCAGATGCAACACTAAGACCTTAAAATAAAAAATAAATGGCTAAACAGACGATTAATATTGGGAGTACTGCGAATGATGGCACAGGTGATCCTTTGAGAGATGCATTCGATAAAGTAAACGACAATTTTACGGAACTCTATTCAGATGACTCAGGAGATGTAGATAGTATCATAGGAGGTACAGGATTAGAAGTAGATTCAGCAACAGGAGATGTAACAGTAAGCGTTTCTAATGGAGGTGTAGACACTACTCAATTAGCTGCAGATGCGGTAGATGGAACAAAAATTGCAGACGATTCAATCGATTCGGAACATTACGTTGATGGAAGTATTGATACGGCACACTTAGCAGATGATCAAATCACACACGACAAAATTGAAGCAAGATACACCGCACAAGCTGCAATATCAACCTTGACGGGAACGGTTTCTTTTGATTGTTCAACTGCGACAAATTTTAAATTGTCGGGTAATTTAACGGGTGCATATACAATCGACTTATCAAATTATAAGAAGGGTCAAGTCATTACAATATGGCCATTACAAGCGCAATCAATTACACTTGACGCGCAAGGTTCTTCAACAAATACGTTTTACAAAATCGGAAGTGATTACGACAATACGGTTTCAAGTATAATGCAAATCGAATGCGTTGACGACTCATCAACTGACCCAGTTTTCTTTTATTCAATCGCAACATTTGCAAGTGATTCAACACCATAATTTATGAGTTTAGGAAGAAGAATATTACAATTTGGTGCTGCCGCAGGCGCAGATATTTTTTATTTAGTAGTAGCAGGCGCAGGAAGTGGCGGTAAAAATTACGGTGCGGCGGGTGGTGGTGCCGGTGGTTTACGCACATCATACGGTTCAACTTCAGGTGGTGGTTCATCTGCCGAAACACCACTACAATTTTCAAGCGGTACAACTTACACAATCACAGTAGGTGGTGGCGGTGCATCTGTTTCTTCGGGTGCAGGAACAACGGGTGGGGATTCATCAATTTCCGGTTCTGATATAACCACAATCACAAGTCTTGGCGGTAGCGGAGGCGGTTCAAGTACATTAGTGCCGACCGGTGGTTCTGGTGGTGGTTTAGGCGTTGGCAACCAAAAATCCGGTGGTTGGGGTGGCTTAGGAACTGCTGGTCAAGGTTCTAATGGTGGTGATGGTGCCGGTGGTGGTGGAGTAGTTGCTTCCGGCGGTGGAGGTGGTGCTTCATCAGATGGTCAAAATGGAATAAGATTGAGCAAGGCAGGTGATGGAGGCGCAGGATTAGCGGTTTCAATAACCGGTTCTTCTGTTTCTTATGCCGGTGGTGGAGGTGGTTCATCACAAAGTGGAACAGTTGCTTCTGGTGGTACTGGAGGCGGAGGTTCGGGTGCATTTTCAAGTACCGCAGGAACTTCAGGAAGTTCAAACACCGGTGGAGGTGGAGGTGGCGGAAATTCATCACAAGCAGGAGGAAGCGGTGGTTCAGGTATTGTAATTCTAAGAATGCCAACTTCTAATTATTCCGGTACAACAACCGGAAGTCCAACCGTAACAACTGACGGAACTGACACAATTATAAAATTTACTGGAAGCGGTTCTTATACTCATTAATTATGGCACATTTTGCAAAACTTGACGATAATAATATTGTGACACAAGTACTTGTTGTTAACAATGACGTACTTATTAAAACAGATGGCACAGAATCAGAATACAAAGGGAAAACATTTTTAAATTCTTTATTTGGAAGTGCAACTTGGGTTCAAACTTCTTATAATAATAATTTTAGAAAACAATTTGCTGGTATTGGTTATTCTTACGATTCTTCAAATGATGTTTTTATTGCACCGCAACCATTTAATTCTTGGACATTAGATTCAAATTTTGATTGGCAACCGCCAGTCGCTTACCCTTCTGATTATGATACCGTTGGTTACCAGTGGAATGAAACAAACCAGTCTTGGGATTTAATTTCTTAAAATGGAAGATTTGAAGATAGCAGTTACGAATTTATTTGCACTTGGAATTAGTGTAAGCGAAGCAAACCCCTATCTTCAGACACTTTCCCTTTCCTTAGCGATAGGCTATACTGTAATTTCAATCTATAAAAAAGTAAAGTAATGGCACTACCGAAAAATGGTGTAGCAAGAGAAATTAGAAGCTATGTAGGTTCACTACTAATATTCCTTTTTGTGATCGGATTGATTATAGCATTAATACAGTTTCCTGTACTAGATACAAACAAAGAGGTTGTAATGATGTTAATTGGAACAATTAGTGCGAGCATCGGTATAACCGTAGCTACTATTACAGGAAGTAAGCCAGACGATATAAACTCTCTTAAACAGTCTTTAGAGAAGAAAGAAAGTCAAATTGAAATGCTAGTAAAAGCAAAAGATAACCTAGAGGAGATGGTAATTAATTTGCAGAAACAGATGCTAGAGAATCAGGACAATATGATGGACAAAATAATACTCAAGGCTGCAATGGATTTTGACGATAAACATAACCCACCTAAAAATGGAAAATAAACCTAAATGTAAATGCGGATGCACAAACAACCCTAGTGGGTATTGTGATGGATCGCATCTAGATAAGCAATAAGTTGCCTATTAAGGAAACTTTTGTATATTAATAGGAAATATATTTCTTGAATTATTATAGAGAAATTACAATACTTATGAAACGTTCAGAAAGACAAGACATATTAGATAATTTAGCTGCTGATTTATTAATTGATTACAAAGAGGCGGTAGAGAAGAAAGATTGGAAACTAGCAAAAACTATTATTAACTTATATAACTTGACCGACAGAGGTTGGTAAAAATTATGGATATACTAATTATTATTATTACTATTTTAATGCTACTTACTGCGGTACTAATGGCATTAACTGCAAACGGATTTTTTACGGATAAGGATCGAGATGGCATTCCTGATCAAATAGAAGAAAAATTTAAAGATCTAAAAAAGGATATTACTGCAGAGATTAAAAAAATAAAAAAGTAAAATGAAGCTAAGATATTTTTCTCCTAAAGAGTTTGATTCCCCAGATGCACCAAAAAGTGGCGTTAATATGGATGTTTCTTTTTTGGGTAAATTGGAAAATGCCCGAGAAAAAGCAGGAATACCATTTAAAATTAACTCAGGATTTAGAACTGAGGAGCATAATGAAAAGGTCGGCGGAAAGCCTAAAACAGAATCCTCTAAAGGGTCATCGCATATGTATGGATACGCTGCTGATATTGCAGCAACAGATGGGGTTACTAGATGGAAGATCGTTAAATCGCTTATCGATTCGGGATTCTCTAGAATTGGCATCGCTAAGACCTTTATCCACGTCGACTCAGATCCTGATAAGCCATCAGCTATTTGGTCTTACTAATACTACGGGATCAACGATATGGCTAAACCCAAAAAGAAATTAAAGGATACTGCGGTTGGTAAATTCTTACTATCAAAAATACCGAACGTTGTGGGTGCTATTGCTGATAATACTGCCGTTGGGAGTGTTATTAGTGCCATTATTGGTGGGAGTGATCTCTCGGATGCAGACAAAGAAGTTGCGCTCAAAAAACTAGAATTAGAAAGAGCAGAGATCGATGGAACTACTCGAAGATGGGTAGCTGATGCTCGATCAGGGAGTTGGTTAGCACAGAACGTAAGACCCTTAACATTAGCCTTCTTAACAATAAGCTATGTAGTCGGTTGGTATCTAGGCTATCCTTTAGACTCTATTACAGGGCTTTTAAGCGTGGTTATAGGAGGTTACTTCGGATCAAGGGGGGTAGAGAAGGTATTCGGAAATAAAATGCATAAGGATGGCTAAAATCAATTCTCAGGATTACGTAAGTAAATCCAAAAAAAGAAAGGGAGTGCATTCTAAAAAAAAATCTAGTAAATTAAAATCCTCAAAAAATTATCTTAAAAGATACAGAGGACAAGGAAAATAATTTTATATTACTAGTATAATATACTAACTAATATAATATACTACATAGTATAATATAGTATACTAATTAATATATTTACTAACTTTAAAATTAATTAAATGAGCGAAGAGATGGCTATCAGAAATTTAAGTAAAAAGATTATTAGTGATTTTGAGTTAACGATTAGGGATCGAGTAGATGCAGTACTAGAGTTGGATGCGATTAGCTATACTAATCTAGGGATCGATTCTACGAAAGCTGAAAAGAATAAGGTTAAGGCTGATAGCAAGTATCTTTACAAGTTAGTTAAGGGAATAGACGAACCAACAGGTAATCTATTACTAAACCACCTAGATGGCTAAAAAACCCACTAAAAGTAAATTAGTAAAAAAACTTGATGCGGTATTTTCGCTATTTGTGAGGATGTCGAATGCTGATCACAAGGGATTTTGTGAGTGTGTTACGTGTGGGAGAAAGTATCATTACAAGGAAATTCAGGCAGGACACTTTATGTCTAGAAAACACTATTCTACTAGATGGGACGAGGATAATGTAAAACCCCAATGCAAGGGATGTAACATCTTTGGACAGGGGGAGCAATATAGGTATTCGGTTTATCTCGGAAAGGAAACTAGCGATCGATTATTAGAAAGATCTAGAGAGATACAGAAATTCACGATCGGAGATATTGAGGAGATGATTTTAAAATATCAGGAAAAACTTAACTGTATTTAACTGTATTTAACTATATTTGAGTGAGTTTAGATTTTATACTAGATTCATTGTTATAATTTTGTTTTAATTGCAGGGGGGATTTTTTCTCCCCTTTTTTTGTTTATTAAAAATATTTGATTATCTTAGTACAAATTAAAATTTATAACTATGAGTTTATTATATGAAAAAATGTATTGGGATAGTATGAAAATATCCCATTTAAGAGCAATTGCTTTTGGAGATGGTCACTTAGAATCTTATAAGAAGAGAGCATTAGAGGAAATCAAAAAGAGAACTTCAAACCTAAAAATTTGTGATGTATATTGAAGACCTTTTACGATTAAGAGATGAAGAGGTTAAGGCTCTTCGGAAAGAAGTTGAGAAACTTGAAAGAGAGAATTTAGAATTAAATTTAAAATTAAATTATGAAAACAGGTAAAATTACCTATGTTCAGCATTTAGGAAAAGCGAATGCGTTCATAGACAATCGAACAGGTGAGGAAGTGGTATTAGAAAAATACAAGGTCACGTTAGCTGATGGGGTGGAATGGGAATTTAAAGCAAAGGACGAATGGAAGTTCCCTATCGGCAGCGAGATCTCGTTTGAAGTATCAAATGAAAAATACAAGTATGCTAAAGGTGCTAAGTTGATTCAGGCTAAGGAAATTCCTTTAAGTAGTGGGAAAACAACTAGTAGACCTATAAACACAAATGATAGTATTTTGTTGCAAGTTTGTTATAAAGAGAATATGCAGGCATTTGCAAAAGAAAATGAGGGAATAGTAATCTCTCGAACAAAAGAGCATTTCAAGGAGTTAAAAGAATTTTTAAATAGTTTATAATGGATTTCGATAAAAAAAGTAAAGCACCTGATTATGTAGGGTGGCTAAGTGTTTTTAAGAGCGGAGATAGATCTCCCCAATGGAAAAAGCTAGATTTTATAATAGATACAAAAAATCTGATAGAATCTATTGAGAAAGTAAAAGAGAAAGGAACGAAAGATGGCAAGGTGCGTTTTAATCTTTGCCAATCTAGTGGAGGGAATATTTATTTAGCTTATGACACTTATATGAGAGATAAGGAAAACCAAGAGCAGGTAAAGACTTCGGATCACTCTCCTGATAGAGATGATGCGAGTTTCTTAGATTAGTTACGCAGGAGGAGAAGAGTAATCTTACAGACTCCATAGTAGTAAAATGCCCTTGAAATAAAATTCAGGGGTTTTTTTATATCTTTATTTAAAATTATAACAATGTTAGTAGAATTTAACGACGAAGTACAAAAGATTAGAGACATAAGGGAAAAGAGAATAACCGAGGGACTTAGGTTAGATATTCCCGAAATAGACGAATTTTTTAGACTAAAGAGATCAAATTTTAATGTTGTATTAGGACACGCTAATGTAGGAAAGACGACAGTAGTTTTGTTTTTAATGGTTTTATATTCTATTAAGCACAATACTAAATGGCTAGTGTTTTCCTCTGAAAATGATCCTTACACATTAATAAAAAAGATAATTGAGTTTTTAGAGAATAAGCCAATTAATAAAATCGAGAATGAACATTTCAATAGCAGATTGAATTGGATTAATGAGCACTTTAAATTTATCAGCAACGATAAAATGTACAGTTGGGATGATCTCAGGAAATTGGCTCAATCAATTAAGGATGCTTGGAGTTATCAGGGATTTATAATAGATCCTTACAATTCTTTGACTAAGAAAAAAGAGAAAGGTTTAAACGGGCACGAATATGATTACGAGGTTACTAGTGAAATGAGATTATTTTGCAAAAAAAATAATGTAACGATATGGCTATGTTGCCACGCTGCTACTGAGGCTCTTAGAAAGAAACACAATGCTAGTCACGAGTATTACGATCACCCTATCCCACCAATGGCAAGTGATATAGAGGGCGGAGGAAAGTTTGTCAATAGAGCAGACGATTTTATTGTAGTGCATAGATACGTTCAGCATCCTACTGATTGGATGTACAATATAGTTCACGTGAGAAAGGTAAAAGACATCGACACAGGGGGGAGGCCTACACCTTTAGATTCGCCAATTAAATTAAAAAGCGTTATAAATAATGTAGGATTCGAAATAAATAACATAAATTTGATAGAATCTCCTAAAAGAGATCAGAAAAAAATACCTTTTTAGTATGCAGTTTGATTTACAAATAGTGCCTGTTTATGGATGTAGCGTAGGAGTTTTTTATTACGACCCAAATTTAGAGCAGAGAATGAATGGCTATCCCGATGTAGAAGAGGATGAGTTTTTTAGACGAATTACAATCACTCTGTTTATAGTAGGAATACACATTACTTGGTTTTGAAAACAACTCTAGAGATCATATACGATAAGCATAATGATTGGGTAAGCATAGTTAGATCCTTTGGATGTAATAAAGATACTGCAGAGGATATAGTACAAGAAACCTATATTAAGTTGAGCAGGATCATTAACTCAGGAGCAAACTTAATGTACAATGAAACGGAGATAAATTACTATTACGTTTTTAGAACTCTACGTAGTATGTTTTTAGATTTAAAGAGAAAGGAAAGCAAGGCTCATTTAGTTGGTTTTGATCCTGAGTTAGATAAAAGATTCGTATTGCAAAATAATGATCAGGACATCGATAAGATTTACAATGAGATTTTGGGAGATCTAAAAAAGATGCATTGGTATGATCGGAAAATTTTTGAGTATATAGATGAAGGAGAAAGCATTACGGGATTAAGTAAGAAAACAGACATAAGCTACTATTCAGTTTATAATACTTATAAGAAAGTTTTGGAAACATTAAAAAACAAACTATGAAAGCGGGAGATTTCTTAGCACTAATATTTAAGAGAACAGGAATTAAATGGCTAGTAAATAAAATTGTGATCGATTGGCTTGGATATGAAAGTTGCGGGTGCAAAGACAGACAGGCTAAGATAAATGAGATACACATTAATTGGGAGAAAAAATGGTTAGATTCTTAAAATGGGAATACGAAAATTATTCTGAGGTAAGGGAAAAAAAGAAATTAGACGCAGATACTCAAGAAGTAATTGCATATCTACACGCTAAATATTTTAAGCATAGTTTTTATAAGCCTTGCACGTGTTCAGGAAAGACTTGGCAAATGTGGGTGGCTCAGTTAAATGATATTTATGAGCGAGGGTATTGATAGAATACAAAGCCTGGAAAAGGCTACTATATTAATACTAAACACATTTTCAGGATGGGACTTAGAATGGACAGGGGATGATCAGTTTTACCCTGTTGATGCAATCGGATATACTCCAAAGGGTTTTTCGTGTGCTATGGAAATGAAATTTAGAAATAAATACTACCCCACTAAAATGCTCGAAGTAGATAAGTACAATCGGCTAATGAATATGAACGTAGATGTTAGGTTGTATTTTGTAGGGGATACTAAGGGCAATTATATGTTTTGGCTAGATGATCTTAAAATGCCTGAAGCAGTTAAGATGTGGTGCCCATCAACTACTCTTTGGAATAATCAGAAAAAAGAAAAGCTAGTTTATATGCTTGACGAAAAAAGTTCAGCAGAAACTTTGGTTTATTAAATTATTTTTATATCTTAGATTCAAATTAAAACAATGAATTCTGAGAGGTATTATTACTACGAGAAAATCGATAGAGTAAAAGATGCGGAGTTAAATTCTGACCTCGCATTTATCATTGAGCAATTAGGGGAATGGAGCAAAAAAAGTCCAAAGAACAAAAGTCTTAATAAATTAATTAAAGCTTTTATGAATTGTTACTCTATAATGCAAAGCTATCAAACTGATAGACAGATGTACCATAAAGCACTTAGTGAATATCGATCGGATAAATTGAGAGCAATAGATCGGGCGAGAAAGAGTGAGGAGAAAGAACCTCAAGCTGACCTGAGTAGTTTAACAATTAAAAATAACAATGATGAAAAAAAGTAAAAAAGAAATTCAGAAAGAGTACGAATTAGTACACGAGATTTTCGAGGGATTAAATATGCGACAGATGGATCATTTGCTGCATTTAATGAGTGATAACATACTGATACCTCATTGGAATGGGGAGGAGTTGCAAGAATTAAAAGTATTAACTAGCCATATCAATGGAAATAAGATCGGACTGATTACAGACCAATTTGATAAGCACGTTAATGAAAAAGAATCAGCATAATGGAAGAGATAAGAATGCTTAACGGAGATGTTTACCAATTGGAGGATCTCGAGAAAAAAATGCTAGATGATAATTTTTATTACAATACTCTTAATAGGCACATTGCTCTAAGCAGTTCATCTATTAAAGATCTAGTGCCTCCTAAAAGTCCTAAGGCTTGGTATTATGGGAGCGGAAAAAAACCTAGTGATGCATCTCTGAGAGCGGGACAGTTATTTCATAATGCTATATTAGAGCCTGAGAAATATGAAAAGCTGAATTTTTCTAAGTTTAAAACAAGAACCTCTGCGGGATTCAAGGCAGAACAAGAGGAAGTTGAGGGAGTTCTATATAGTAAGGCGGAGAAAGATTTTAACGACAAATTATTATCTGAGTTTACTGTAAACAAGAAGGCTATGGATAAACTGAGGGGATGTGATTTCGAAGTACCCGCTGCGGGATATATTGACGAAATACCTTTTAGGGGGAAAGCGGATATAGTAAATGATAGGGGTGCGATCATAGATTTAAAAACCACAGGAGACCTAGAAGATTTTCCGATTTCGGCTTATAAGTATGGTTACGATATACAATGCGTAGTTTATTGCGAACTAATGGGTGCTGATCCTTTGGATTACGAATTTATAGTAATTAGTAAAAATACTTACGATATTGGTTTCTTTAAGGTGGACAAATCTTTTGTCGATCAGGGCAAGGAGAGATTAAAGGATGCTTTGAATGTATATAAAAGCATATTTTGGAATAAGACTGATGAAGAAATCAGGGAGATACTAAATGAATCTAGTTATGAAAATACATTATATTCGAGATATAAATACAAAAAAAGAACTCAATGAAAAATAAAAGAGCGTATAAGTTTCAGAAATTTGCAAGAGATATTAAGAAGTTAACTAACATCGATGTCTTTTCGAATGTAAAAGGGAGCAGGAGTGATCGGAATGCATTCGCAAGAGCGATCTTAAATCAGCTATTTACTAAGTCTACGAAGGCTTGGACGTTAATGGAAATTGCAAACCTATATCGGGAGAACGGAAAGAGTATGGATCACAGTACTGTATTGCATTCCCTTAGATCTTTTGAGAGTTATTTAATGTTACCTATGGAAAAGCAAATGCGAGAAATGGGAAGACCACTAAAAGAAATTTATTACAGAGTACTCTTAGGAGATTTCAAAGAATATAAGAACGAAATGCGAATAGGAGACAAAGTGGTTTATTTAGATCCTGAACAGGAGAGAGAGGTCTCTAACTTAATAAATGGATATGCGGAAGAGAATATTAAAAAGTATATAAATACAATAGAAAGTGATGTTTAATTTAAATTTTATAACAATGAAAAAAGTAAA